GGTAAATCTTAGTGCCACACATCCCGTGTTTGGTACTATATTTGATAATTCTTTCGCGTTTTTGGCAACCGCACGATGTAGTAAGATTGTGATTCAAAGCGCTAGCATCAACAATAACGTCGTTACCACAATCACAACGGCACTTCCAACAAGCGCGTTTACCTTTGTTTTCGACGCGTTCAATGACGGTTAAGCGACCGAACTTCATACCCGTTAAATCTTTCAAATTCGACATTTTATCACTCCTTTATTGACTACAACCGCAAGGCGTGATAGAATTTAAAATACAAAATGCCCTGCAGTATTGCTTATTTAGTTCACGGCAATTATAGCAGAGGCGTTTTTGCTTTTCAAGAATATATTTCGCCGAAAGGCGATTTTTTTAGTTAGGAGATTTTTATAAATGACGGCGGCAGATTTAGTATCGACATTGGCGAGCGAATTGCGTCAAGCTACAGAGCATTTTATTTTTCAAGCTGAATACCAAAAAGACAAAAAAGTCAGCGTTTATGAAGGCTATGTCCCCAGCGGCAATTTTACCAACGAAACATTTTTGCCAATGATAACGGTAGAATTTCGCGGCTTAGATGATATAGATGACGGCGCGACGTTGACGGCAGGGCTTATGTTGGCAGTATACGGCGGCGAAAATGCGAAATATGACGGCGGACGCGAAAGAAAAGGCGAATTTTTCAAAGACTACGGCGACGGTTGGCGCGATTTAATAAATTTGGCGGAAACGGTACGACAATATTTGTGGACACGTCCCGACAGATATTTAGCCGACAAATATAAGCTTGTGAACTTGGTATTTGTCCCGCAACCCGACCAGCCCGAGCCTTTTTTCTACGGAGATATGGTATTGACGTTTTACACGGCGCAACCGTACACGCCGATAAATTATCCCGCCGAGTTCGAGGAATCGCGCGTACCAGTTCAACCTAGATTTAGGAGATTAAAAAGATGAATACAATTTACATTGGACCCAGCAATCATAAACTGGGCTTAATTCAGTTCACGATTTACACTGAAAGACCGACGGCTTTAATAGACGGTTACAGAGCGGCAATTCCTATGATTGACCGCCTTTTTGTTTCAGTGGAGGAATTTTCAGAAGTTGAAAAAGACTTGGAAAAGCCCGAAACGCTGATTTTTGCGGCGTGCAAGCAAGTCTTACAAGCAGGTAAAGAAGAGGTGAAAAAATAAATGGCTTATAAACACGGCATATACTCAACCGAAGTACCGACATCAATCACGCCGCCCGTTACGATTGACGGCAACAGCGGTTTAGTAGTTGCATTCGGTACGGCTCCGATACATTTGGCGGCGGAACCGGCTAAACCTAACACGCCGATTTTGGCGCATTACTACAGCGAGGCAGTTAAGCAACTCGGCTACAGTGACGACTTCGATAGTTACACTTTGTGCGAGGTTATGAAAAGTCAATTCGTGCTTTTCGGCGTGGCACCCGTTGTATTTGTAAACGTGCTTGACCCTACGAAACATTACACCGAAAATACATTTACGGCAGAGGGCATAGGCGCGACACCTGCGAATATCGGCAAGGACGCACTGATTGACACATTGGTAGTTACAAGCGGCGTCGACAAGGAGCCGGACGAACTGGTTAAAGATACAGACTACAGCATTACGACTACCAGCGAAGGTGAAGGCAGTGACACTGTCACGACTACGACGCTTAATATTTTGGCGCTTGATAACATTACGGACAATGCGATTGTGCTTGAATATCAGACGTCACGCGACACTGAAAATTTTGAACACGTCACGGCAGAGGTTGACGTCGGTACGTCAATCACTCTTGATTCCGATACAATTTTGTCAACGGTCAAGGTATTAAGCGGCGGTTCTGAAATGCGCACTTTGCAAGCGGACATTGACTTTAACGCGGCACGCGACACGGACGGCGCCGTTGTTGTTACGCTGATTGACGATGCAAAGGTAGTTGACGATACAATTTCACTTAGCTACCACGAAGTGGACACGTCCAAAGTTACGGCAATGGATATTGTCGGCGGCGTTGACACAATGACGGGCGATATTACGGGGCTTGAATTAGTCGGCAGTATTTACCCGAGATTAGCGGTTTTGCCAGGCATAATCATTGCACCGAAATATTCAACCAATACGGCAGTTGCGGCGATTATGAAGGCAAAGGCTAAGTCAATCGACGACGTTTTCAAGGCGACGGCGATTGTTGACATTGACACGGAAGACGCGCGACTTTACACGGAGGCGGCAGAGCGAAAGGCGATTAATAATCTCGTCGATCCGTTTTTGTTTGTTTGCTATCCTAAATTGTCACTTGACGGCGAGCAATATCACCTTTCAACGCAAATGGCGGCGCTGATGAATCAAGTTGACGCCGATAATAACGGCATACCTTATGTGGCACCTTCTAATCACAATTTGCAATGTGATTCTACGGTTAGAAAAGACGGTTCAGAGGTTTATTTCGGTCTGCAACAGTCAAATTACCTTAACGGCAACGGTATTTTAACGGCAATGAATTTTGCAAGCGGTTGGAGACTTTGGGGCAGTAGGACTTCCGCGTACCCTACGAACGCAGATGTTAAAGATAATTTCATACCAATACGCCGAATGTTTAACTATATCAGCAATTCACTGATCCTTAACTTTTGGAGCCAAATTGATAACCCAACGAATAAGCGTTTGATTGAATCAATCGTGACGTCGGCAAATATTTGGCTTGACAGCTTGACTTCGGCGGGTGCTTTACTCGGCGCACGTGTAGTATTTTTGCCGGAAGATAACGCGACGACAGATTTAATGGACGGCATTTTAAAATTTCACATTTATATGACGCCGCCGCCCCCTGCACGTGAAATTGATTGGATACAAGAATACGATCCGAATTATTTGGCGACGTTATTTGCATAAAATTTGCAAAAGAGGTGATTTAAATGGCTGATTTGTCAGTTTTGCGCGGTATGACCGACAACTACGAATGTTATTATCGCGGCAACAGATTTTTAGGAATGACGACGGTTGAATTGCCGGACTTTAGCTTTTTGACAGCTGAAGTAAGCGGACCCGGCATAATGGGTAATTTAGAAATTCCTGCAATAGCTCATACCGAATCATTAGAATTAACGCTTAATTGGCGCACGATACATGAAGAAATGTTATTTGCGTTGCACCCGCACGCTCACGACTTAACGCTTAGAAGTTCCCAGCACAATTACGATCACGGCAACGGCAGGACGCTTAGTCAACCCGTACGCATTGATTTTCGCGGCTTGACGAAGAACGGTGGAATGGGCAAGCTTGAAAAGGCGACAGAAACCGAATCTAAAACTGTATTTGAACTGATAACACTTCAAATTTATGTAGACAATCAGAAACAGTTAGACTATGACAAACTGAATTACAAATTTGAAGTTTACGGGGTAGATTATCTGCGTGATTATCGTCAATCAGTAGGACTTGACTTTTAGGAGTGATTTTAATGGCGATTGAAAATATTAACCTTCCGAAATTAATTGACACGCTGAAAGAGAAATTGGACGACTTGACTGGGTTTGATTTTGAGGAAGTCGAAAGACAAGAGCGTTTAGCCGGAAACGCGGCGCCGAATGTATCTTTCACACCGTCATTTCGTACGAGGTTAGCGGCGAAGGCGTTGGGCGTAAATCCGCACGATATCAAGGAATTAAAGCTTAAGCAGTATACAAAAGTAGATTTAGAGGTAATGACTTTTTTATTTGGCGATTCGGCGAAGGACGAGACGTCGTCAAATACTTACGAAGCACAGCTGCCGACCTTAAAGAGTGGGGAAGCATAGAATTTTGGATGAAACGTCCACTGTACGAGCTTGACAACTGGATAAAAATCATCAATGAAAAAGTCAGAAAACGCAACGCCGAAATGAAGGCGGCTAGTAAGAGGAGGTGAATTGTCAATGGCGCGAACTTATGAAGTAGCTTTTAGAATCAGCGGCGCTTTAAACGGACAATTCGCCGCCGCAATGCAAGCCGCCCAAAACGCAATGCGCGGGTTAAGTACAGCGGCCCAGCAAGTCAACGCGGCAATGGCAGGGAGCGCCGGAACGTTATCACGCTATTTGAACAGTTTAAATCAAATGGCGGCGCAATCTAAAAAGTTTGCCGATTTAAAAGCCGCTATACCGCAGACACAATCTGCCTTGACTGCAGAGTTAGCCAAAATGGGGCAGTTGGCGACGGCGTACCGTCAGCAAAAAGCGCAGGTAGACGCAATGCGCGCGGCGTACCAACAATTAAAAGCTAAACAAGCGGATTTAAAAAAATCATATACCGATGAGCAAAATAAACTTAGAGGATTACAGGCATTAAAACAACAATATAAGCGTGAATTGGCTGAAAATGAAGCTAGACCACATAACCTTGAACAGATACAAAAAGCGGTACGGCTTGAAAGTCAGATAAAATCAACAACAGCCGCGATTGAGCAACAACGCCAAAAAATTCGCGAGGCAAAGTCGGTATACGATACTTTAACATCGGCAATGAAAGGTTCGTCCGCTGAATTACGCGCGGCAGAATCAGCGCTTAAACAATTAGGCAGTAATTTTGATTCGTCAAAGGCAAAAGTCACAGAGCTTATGAATACCCTGCGACGGCAAAAATCGGAACTTGCCGGTTTAAAATCGTCACTAAGTGCGGCGGGATTTTCAACAGACCATTTTATATCGTCTGAAATGCGGCTAAGGTCGGAAATCGCGGCAACTACAGCGGCGATTGAAAGGCAACGTCAAGCGGCGGCGTCATTGTCAGCGGCGCAGAATAATTTAAATGCGGCGTCAAGCAATTTCAGCGAGGCGCAATCTGCTTTTAATTCCGTACAGCAAGCGGTTGATGTTGTTGCCGCGCCGATACAAAAGTCCGTAGAAACGGCAATGACTTTTGAACACGCGATGAGTCGAGTAAAAGCCTTGACGCAATCGCAAAATATACGCGAAGGCAAGACCGATGTCGTAGAAAAAGAATTTGCGGCGCTTGAAAAGCAAGCACTTGATTTAGGTGCTACGACAAAATTCACGGCAATTCAAGCGGCAGAGGCAATGAGCTTTCTTGGTCTTGCGGGTTGGAAAACTAATCAGATACTAGGCACAATGCCGGGTATGCTTGATTTAGCGGCGGCGGCAGGCGCGGACTTAGCGCAAACTGCAGACATTGTGTCAGATAATATGACGGCAATGGGCGTACCGGTCAAAGACGCGCCACATTTTATGGACGTCTACGCATATGCCTTGACTAATTCCAATGCGCGATTGACGGACTTCGGTGAAACAATGAAGTACGCGGCGCCGGTAGCAAAGGCGTTTGGTTCAAGCCTAGACGAAACGGCGGCAATGGTAATGATGATGGCTAATGCCGGAATCAAAGGCTCTATGGCAGGTACGTCACTTAGAATGGGCTTACTTCGATTAGCGGGACCACCTAAAACCGCGACGAAGGAAATGGAAAAATTAGGCTTGTCATTATCGGACGCACAAGCAGGCGCACTAGAGGCACAAGCGGTAATTGAGGGTTTAGGCATTGACTTAAAAGGTGCAACGTCACCGGCGGAAAAAATGACGCGGGTAATAATGCAGTTGCACGAAAAAACCAAAAATCTTTCGCAGGACGAAAAATTAGCGGCGTTTAAAGGTATTTTCGGCGTCAACGCGGAGACAGGTTGGTTAGCGCTATTCGATCAGGGACCCGATGTCTTTTTAAAATATGTCGAAGGGCTAAGAAATGCGGACGGTTATGCACGTCAAGTAGCGACGACGATGATGGACGACACGCAAGGCGCGATAACAATTCTTAAATCAGCAATGGAAAGCGCCTATTTAGCGGTCGGCAAAGCCTTGAATCCTGCAATACGCGCGGCGGCAGAGGCAGTAACACCGTTAATCAGCGCATTTACACAGTGGGCTAATGCTAACCCGCGTGTTGTACAAGGCATAGTCGGCATAATCGCGGCATTATCGGCATTGGCACTTGCAGTTACAGGCGTAGCAGTGGCGTTCGCGGCGTGGAGCTTTATCACGGCGCAATTTGCAATGTTTCAAGCGGGATTGGCGGCAGTTCGCGCGGGAATGATAGCTACAGAGGTTGCAAGTTTAGGAATGGCAGGGCGAATTGGCGCGGCGTTTGCAACGATACAAGCGACATTGGCGGGACTAACTTTTAGCGGCATTGCGGCTAGTGTATCGGCGGCATTTACAAAAATCGGTGCGGCGATAATGACGGCGGCGCGAGCGTCTTTGGCGTTTATAGCTACACCACCTGGTTTGTTTTTGACGGCATTGGCGGCGGCGGCTTACGTTATATATGAAAATTGGGACAGGATAGCACCTGCAATAAGTCAAGTGGGCGCGGCAATATCGTCTGCATTGGACGCGGCAAGTCAAGCAGTCAGCGGCTTAATGACGGCGCTGGGTCCAATCGGTGACGCAATATCACAGGCGTTTGGCGACATTTTGGGTATATGGGAAATCGAAGGCTTTACGGACGGCATCGTTGCGGCGTTTTTAGGTATTGTGAATATTGTTGCCGGTGTCGGAGTGTCAATAATCAATATCTTCACGGCGACTGTCCAAACTGTTACGGCATTAATTGAAGGTTTAAAAGATACATTTAGCGGTTTGGGCGAATTTATAAGCGCCGTGTTGACTTTTGATTTTGACAAAATGGGCGACAGCGCTATTTTATTGCAAAGTAAGATTGATAAAGCTTGGAGAGGTATAGACTTTGAAAAGGCGGACTTTGGCTATGATATAAGCGGAAATTTCCGTCAGCAATATGCGGCGTACAAAAGAGCGCCCATAACACAACCATTTCAATCGGCGGCAGAAAATCAAGGTGCATTGTCAAATGCGGCGGCACTTTTTCAACCTGCACAACCAGCACAACCGGCGGCACCTGCACCAATGCCGACACCTACACCTGCCGAAACACCTAATCTTGATACTTCGTCATTTACGGCGCAAATGCAAGCATTAGGCGCGGCGGCAGAGCAACCTGCACAAACTTTACCGCAAATCGGTCAAGGTGCGGAGCAAGTCAATCAATCACTTACAAATTTTTCAACGGCGGTTCAACCTGCTCAAGAATCAATAGCGCAACT